TCCTCCCGAGCAACCGCCACCCGAGCAGGCTCCCGCCTCTCGTAAGGCGCAAATCAGCGATGACGACGATGACGACGAAAGAAGCCCCAAACGAAAAGGCCGGAAATAGCATTACGGACGAGCAATTTACCGCACTTACCGGACTAATCCCCGGCAAGGCATACAATGCGGAAGATATTCCGCGCATACAGGAGGAGGCTATGGCAAAAGGCCTGATGCCCAGACCTCCAAAGCGGGATGTTTCTCGTGAAACAAAAGCTAGTGGAAGTTGAGCCGGGGAAATGGAGATCAGATCGACTGTCGATCGCGCCTGCGCGGTCTGATCTCCCGCGTCCTAACATCATTAGCGACATCATGGAGCCGACTGAGCAGGTGGATGGCCGATTTTATACCTCGAAGGCGGCGTTTCGTGCCACCGGACGAGCACTTGGACTTACTGAAGTCGGCAACGAGAAGGTCAAGCCAAAGCAAAGGACGTCAGCGAGCCGCGAAGAAAAAGCACGAAGGCGGGAAACGCTGAAAATAGCGCTGGAGAAATATAAGGCGGGACATCGTGCCAAGCACGTCCCCTAAGCAGAAAAAGTTCATGCGGATAGCGGCGCATGACGCCGAGTTCGCTGCAAAGGCTGGCATCAGCCAGTCGGTGGCGCGCGATTTTTACCGGGCCGACAAGCGCCGCGACACGATCAAGAAAGCGATCCGCAAGGTACGAAACGGGAATTGATCTAAATCAATGAGCCAGCCGCTCAGACCGGCACAGGAGGTTTCATGTCCGACACTAACATCACACCACCGGCACCAACATCAGCGCCGTCAGCACCAGCGGCACCGGCACCAGCCACTAACGAGGTGGTGATTGATCCAAACCCCACCAGATCGCCTGCTCCGGTAGGCCCGCAGGCTCCTGAAAAGCCGGTGGGAGATCTCGAAGGCGGTAAAGGTCGACCAGAGAGCCGACGCGAGAGCATCAAGAAGGCATTCGATCGCGCCCGCGATCCAGAGACCAAGGAGATCGCGCCAAAGAAGCGCGGTATGGGCGACAACAATCCGCCCGAGGCTATGGAAACCGATAAGGCCAAGCCTGATCAGAAGGGCGATCGCTATCGCGAGGGCGGTCGTTTCGCCAAGAAGCCGGATCCGGCTGCGGAGGCGCGTTCTCCAGACCAGCAAGCGCCAGACGTCGCAGGTCGTAAGCCCGTATCACCGCTTCCCGAAACTGCGCCCTATAGAGAGCCGCCACCGCGCTTCTCCGAGCGCGGTAAGCAGGAATGGGCAACAGCGCCAGAAAGCGTGCGTGGCGAAGTCTACCGAATGGCGAAGGAGTTCGAGGGCGCATACCGGCAGTACCGTGGCGACCATGAGGAGATGAACACCATACGCCATTTCCACCAGATGGCGGGTGAGCACGGCACGACGCTGGCGAGGGCGCTAAACAATTACGTCAGCATGGAGCAGAAGCTGCGGCAGGATCTCGTTGGCGGGCTGGATGTCATCGTCAATAATTTGAATTTGCGGACGCCCGAAGGCCAGAAGCTGACACTGCGCGATGTTGCCTATCATATCCTGAGCCAGAACCCCGAGCAGCACCGGCTGGTGCAGCAGGGTAACGCGCAGCAGGCGCAGACGCACCAGATTGGCCAGCTTCACCAGATCGTTCAGTCTCTTGCGCAAAACGTGCAGCAGATGCAGACTGAGAAAGTATTCGGTCAGACCCGGTCAGCCGTGGATCAGTTCGCTGACACGCATCCGAGGTTTGACGAATTAGGCAGCGCAATCGAGCAGGAAGTTAATCTGGGTTTCGATCTTGAGACCGCCTACCAACGTGCTGATCGATTGTATCCTTCTAAACACGCGGCTCAGACCCGCAGCACACCGGCTCAGACCCGATCTGACAAGTCAATCCACGGTGCCCCTGACAGTAGCGCCTCAAACGCGCCGTCACGCCGAGGTGACAAACCGATTGGCCGACGCGAAGCCATATCCAACGCAATAAAGCGGGTGAATGGCGGCGTCTAATCTGAGGACGACGCGATGCCTAATATCAATACCAACGCTGCTTATCAGCAGATCCTGTCGATGGCGCTCGAAGAGCGTTCGTCTAGCTACCAAGATCTTGTCTCTAACAACAATGCCTTGCTCGCCGTGATGCGGCGCAAGGGTTTGTGGCAGACTTATTCTGGCCCGCGCATTCGCCAGACGCTGCAAATCGGCAAATCTGTCGCGCAGTGGTACAGCGGTTACGATCAGTTGCTGAACCCAGCGATCGACATCTTCAACGATGCTTATTTCGATCCCAAAATGGTGGTCGTCCCCGTCATCCTGTCCATGCAGGAGATCCTGAATAACGAGGGCGAGAACCAACTCATGGACGTGTACGACAGCTACATCGACGCTGCCGAACGCGCCCTTGAGGATACGATGGACGCCGGTATCTACTCTGATGGCGCCGCCAACGGAGGCAAGCAGATTACTGGCCTCGCTACTGCCGTGCCGATCGTAACCAACACCGGCACATATGGCGGCATCGATCGTTCCAATGCGATCTGGCAGACCAAGACCTATGATGCGCAATCTGCGGTCACCGCAATCGGAACGCAGGTATCGTCAACAACCGTCAGGCCGTTCCTCAACTACATCATGACCAAGCAGTCACGCGGCAAGGACTACGCCGACCTGTTGATCATGTCGCCCGAGCATTACGCGGCCTACGACGCGGCGACTGTCGCCATCCAGCGGCAGACCAACGAGACTTCTCTGGGCAAGCTGGGCTTCTCCTCAGTCGAGTATATCGGTGGCGGCAAGCGCGCCGAGATCGTGCTCGACGGCGGCATTGGCTCCAACATGCCAGCAAACACCACCTTCGGGCTGAACACCGACAGCTTCCGGCTGCGGTATCACCCGAACAGAAACTTCGACAATCTGTTCGACGGCGAGGGCCAGATGCCCATCGACAAGGACGCCATCGCGCAGTTCATTGGCTGGATGGGTGAGTTGACGCAGGTCAACCCGCTCTTCAACTGGCGTTTCTACGACAGCAACCCGGCCACATAACTTCGGAGGCAACCCCGAAGAAGCTGGAGCCGCCATCGTCACCAGTCCCAAAACAGGTGTCCCTAATCCCCGGTGGCGGCTTCAGTCCCATTCCCTCAGACGGAGAATTTAAATGGCTAAAGACCCAGACGAAGCAGTGGTCGCGCTGTTCAAGCATCACGCGATCAAGAACGAGGACAGGTCGGCGAAGGAAGGCCGACCGATCTACGACGACATGGAGATCGTTGAAATTCGTTTTCCCGGCTCGCGCAGCGTGTCGGTATTTCCGGCGACGGCATTCTCGCACTGGATGAACGACCCGACGACTGGCGAGCAGACCCGCGTCACCTATGCCGAACGGTTTTCGCGCCAGTATCAGCAATTTAAGTCGCACACCGCACAGACCAAGAGCGGCACGCCGCTCCAGCATGTGCCCTTTCTCACCGAGGCCCGTCGGGCCGAACTTCGCGCCCTCAACATCTACACTGTGGAGGCGCTGGCATCTGTCGATGGGCAGGAACTGAAGAACCTTGGTCAGGGAGGTCGCGACCTAAAAAACAAGGCGCAGGAGTTCATCGCCGAGAGCCGACAGGGCGCTCCGAATGCGGCGCTGCTCGCCGAGGTCGAGGCGCTCAAGGCCCGCAATGCCATCCTCGAAGAGGATGCCAAAGTGCGGCAGAGCGAAGGTGGCGATCCTTTCGAGAACATGACGCTCGATATGCTGCGTGACTTCATTGCGACCAATACCGGACGCGCACCCCACGGTTCGCTCAATCGCAAGACGCTCGTGCGGATGGCGACGGAGGCACAATCCAAGGTGACCTGATGACGTTACTGTCGGTGACGAAGGATGTCTGCGCGGCAGTCGGCGTTCTGATCCCGCCGACTTCCGTATTTACCAGTATCACCGGCAACCGCACGATGCAGGAGATGCTTTCGCTCGCCAACGAGATGGCGCAGCGCATCTCGTACGACACCCGCGAGTGGACAGTGTTGAAGGTGATGGCGGTCATGACCGGCGACGGTATCAAGACCGCCTTCGACCTCCCGGCAGACTACAAGCGCATGCTGCTCACGGCGAACGTCTGGCGCTCCACGCAGACGCAGTTCCCGATGCGCTTCATCGTTGACACCGATGAGTGGATACAGCACCGGGCGCAGGGCAACTACGACACTCGCGGCGAGTGGACGATCATGGGCGGGAAGATGCACATCCAGCCTGTGCTGAAGGTCGGCCAGACTGCGACGTTTGCCTACCTGCACAAGAACTGCATCACACTCGCCGCCGGAGGTGCCGGTGACGCCTTCATGGCCGACGGCGACAGCTTCGTGCTGGGTGACCGG